GTATCCGCCGACGAAGCCGGTTTTTGTAATCGTCGGCGACTGTTGCGGCACTGCCGAAGCCCAGGCCCAGAGCGATCCGTCTTGCATAATGCCACAGCCCCCAGCGGCGATCTGGGATACGGCGTCGACGCCGCCGCCGCGAAACGTGTGTACCAGTTCTCTGCTCAGGCTGCCGGGCCTGACGCGAAACACTTGCAGATCCTGCGAGGTGCCGCCCTTCTTTGCGATGGCGATCCCGTAGATGTTGCCGTTGGGATGATAGAACGTCGGCATGGCATTCAGCACATGCTCATAGCCTGCATAGTTCATCAGTGGGGTGAATAGTGCCATGTTATGGCCTCATTGCTTCAAATACGTCGTCGAAGTTCTGATTTTTGAAGGCCGCGAGCAATGTCGGGATCGCTGCAAACATGGCGTCGATCGTTGCCTTGTCGACATGCTTCAGGCCCTGCTGTCCTAAAAAAGTCGCTATCCAGAAACGCAAGCGGCGTGCCGCCCGGGCCGCCGCTGTCGCGTCGAGCGCGCAAGGCGTCGAGGTTATACAGCGCTTCCATGAGATTCGGCGCTAGTGCCGTTGCGTCGCGCGCAACCTTCTGGCGTTTTTCGACCTGATCGACTGCCATGCTCTTTTCCTTCTTTTTAGGCAATAAAGTAATTAACCGTAAACACAATATTACCTGCCGCCTCGACCGCTACCGTCGTCGACGCCGCATTCGTCAGCGGGCTTTGCATCTCAAAGAATGCGCTATTATTTACAACGATGATCTGCGGCGTGCCATTTGCAAACGTGACGTTGACCGTACGCAAGCTGCCACTATAATTCTGATTCGCTACGTTTGCCGACGCAAGCGGGAGACTGATCCGCGCGTTGCCGGTGCCGGTTGCTGCTGTCCACACGACGGTGCCGGTTGCAACCATGAGCGCACCCACGCGCACCCATGCGCCTGATTGTGTTGTGTAGGTCGTTACACCGGCCGTTGTGCCGCCAACGTATGTCGGCACATAGGTGCCGAAATCATAAAACTGAGAGAAGCCCGGCACATTGCCCGGAACCTCGCGAGTCTCTGTCTGCTTCAGGCGCTGATTATTCTCATAGAGCAGCTTGAGCATGTCATTCTGATCGCTCATGTGACGCTCCTGAGCCCGCACGCGACACGCCGGCCGCTCTCGTCGATCCGCTCGCGGATCAGGTCGAGCCTAACATCAAACTGCAAACTATTCTTCTCAGCTGTCACGATGTCGCCTAGGTCGAAGTCTATGCCGCGCGTGAGTGCAGGCGTCTCGACCAATTCGCCCGTAAATAGGATCAGTGGGCGCGACGCGCGCAAACCGCTATCCGCCTCATCGTCGACCGCTGCTTGACTCGCAACATTTGTCGCATCGCGAAACTTCTCGATCCGCCCAAACGGACTCGCGCTTGCGCGCGTCGCGTCAAACGCCGTCCCGATCAGCCGATCGGCTTCTTCGCCCTGTCCCCCAGCGACAATAAAATTCGCCGCTTCGGTATAGTCGATCACAAGATGCGCGTCGATCAGGTTGCCCCGAGCTTCAGATAACACAACCGGGCTTGCGGTGCCAACCCGCCGATCGATCCCGCGCTGGGTTGCGTAGGTTCTGAGTTCTAAGGTTGACTCGGTTGGCGCGAATACTTCAAAGGTCAGGTAAACGCCTGCCGTTGTCGACGCCTGGGCCAGATCGGTGCACACGTCGAGCAGGTTGCGCCGGGCCGCCGACTTTGCGATCGACGCCCCCAGGCCCAGGTTGACCTGCTTCGTAAGATACGCGCTCACATCGGCATACGTCTCAACCCCATCACGATCGGCCCCGACGATGCCGGCCAACATATTTTCGTTGACAAAGGTTTTGATCTGGTTGTCGGCTGCCGCCGCCGTCTTCGTCGTATAGGTCGACCCGGCCGCATAGGCGATGATCCGCCGGTCGAGCAAGTTCGTCGCGTGATAGGCCCGCACGAAGATCGAGGTTGGGCCATAGTCCAGATACCTGATCTGATAGATCGCCCCGTTGTCGAGGTATGGCGGAGCTCCGTTGATCGAGCGCCAAACACCGATCCGCCCATCCTCGATCAGAAACTGGGTGTTAAAGCTGTTGGGAAGCGTCGTCTCAAGCACCCCGATCGCGCCCGGACTGCAATTCAGCGTCACGTCGAGCGGCACCGTCGCAGTACCTGCCCCGCCCGGCGTGCCGTACGTTGCGCACTCGACGAGCGGTACGCCAAACGGATCGCCGAATCGCAGTGTCGTAAATACTGCCATCTAAGGCACATCGTCGAGGCTGGCATAGGCCGGCCGATAATACAGCGTCGCCGTAACGGTGCTGGCTTCGCTCAGCACATTGATCACGTTTGGCCCAGGCTGTAAGAAAAAGTCAGCTGTATTACTGCCGGCCATGATGTTGCCCGCGACATCGCCCAGGAACGTAGATTGAAACGATAAGTTATCCGGCGTAAAGCTCAGGGTAACGGTTTCGCCCGGCAGCATCGTCAGGCTCGTATAGATCGCCCGGCCGGTTGTCGTATTCACGATCTGATAAATGCGCGATGTGCCGCTCGTCGGCCCAGTCAGAACAACGACCGGATAAGATCGCGCGGTGCCTGGGTTCGTGATCGTCGTCGTGCCGGCCGCCGTTGCGGTGCCGGTCGTACTAAAGCCGACATACAGCGTCTGATTCTGATCGTAGGCGAGCGCGTTGATCCGTGGGGCCCCAGGTAGATTAACATCCGGCGACAGGAACTGCGCGCCATTCCACAACAGAAAGTTGTCGATCGGTGTGACGCCGCTTGCGCTTGCGAAGGCGTCGCCGCCAACATACAGTAAATTGGCGCTCGGGCTGTAGAGCATGGCGAATACCGCAGGCGTCCCAGCGGCAGCCGTAATGCCGCTCGACAGCGGGGCCCACTCGACCCGGTTATTCTGCGCGATCAGGCTTGCGGTGATCGACCCGGCCGCCGTAAAGCTGCCGCCCGCGAAAAGGTTGGTCGAGCTGTTAAAGGCGAGCGAGTATACCGCCGCGTTGAGCGTCGAGCCCAGCGAACTGAATGCAGTCCCGTTCCATTTTGCGGCGATCGGCACCGCCCCGCCAAAGGTGCCGGTACTGCCCGCATAGATGTTGCCCGCGTTGTCAGCGATGATGGCATTCACGTCAGCTGATGCGCCGGTCGACAGTGCAGACCAAACGCCAGCCGGCGTCATTTTCGCAATACGATTAGCGGCGACGCCGTTGATCGTCGTAAAGGTGCCGCCGACGTACAGGTTGCCGTTACTGTCGAAGGCACACGCCGCAACAATTCCATTCGGCGCCCCCGAGCCGGTGATCGACTCCCAGTTACCGCCAGTCCAACGCCCGAGGTTGGCCGTATTCGCGATGCCGCCAAAATTCGTCGCGATGTCGCCGCCTGCGATGATCTTACCATCCGGCGCGACAGCCAGGCAATAGACCGCGTTGCCGGTCGAGCCGCTGCCCATGGCGGCCCAGGTGCCTGCTGACGGCGTATAGACCGCGACATGGTTCGTGCTGCCGACGCCGCCCATGCTGGTAAAAGGCCCGCCCGCGTATATCTTGCCGTCGAGCCCGGTCGTAATCGCCAGCACGCCGCCGCCGGCCGCGCCGCTGCCGAGTGCCGACCAAACCCCAGCCGATGAACGCTGTATGATCGCGTTGGCGTTCGTAACGCTCTGCTGCACGCTGAGCGCGCCGCCTGCCTCGCCATCGGCCAGCACGACGCCTAGATACTGGGTAAACGTGATCGGGGCAACCGACGCGATGTGGTTGTCAGTCTGCCCATCGAGTCCGCCTTGATACTTGCCGATCAATCGGCATGTCGTTGTCTGCACCGCGTCGCACTCGTCGACGACCTCTCGCAGCAGCATCAGCCGCTGATCGAGCGCAACAAGATCGCGGTCGAGCAATCGCGACAGCCCCCCACGCTGCTGCCGCAGGCCGAGATATTCGGCTCGACTTTCGAAGTTGCCCTGAATGGTAAATTGTCGACTGGGCTTGCGGGTATAGTCGTCGTATCCACCGTCGATCCGCGCGTATTCAGTTGCGACGTTTTGTGGCGGGGCCAAGCCCAGGCCGATCAGGGCTGTCAGGAAGAAGCCAAACGATTTGAACGGTATCACCATACCCCCCGCGCGTGTCAGGCCCGATCGCACGCTCGTCGAGCCGTGCGGCGTGCCATTCCAATAGTAGGCGACGGGATTCTGATTCGGCACAAAGCCCGGCTGACTGCCGTCGAGGTAGGTCGACACCGTTTCGCCTGCTGCGATGGCCTCGACCTGCGCCCCGTCGACGTAAAACGGCAGCGTGCTAGCGTTGGTGCCGGCCTTCTGGACTGCCAGGCGCCTACTTGCCGAGCTCGTCTCAGTGTAGTATCCATACACCCACTGCCAACGCCCGGTTGCGGTGAATGTTCTTACACTCAGCTGCACATTGCCGGCCGTGTTGTTAATACTGATCGAGTATGTCAGCCCGGCAACGCCCAGAATCTTGATGCTGTAGGCATACGTTGTGCCGCTGACGAGCGCAACTGTGTCAAACTGGGCCCCATCCGTTGTTGTCGCTGATACTGTAACCTGCAAACTATACGCGCCGTGGTACTGCTGAAGCGTCGATCGCGCGATGCTGCCGCCGCCCTGAGCAGCCCAGCCGGTTGTATTCGTCTCAAGGCTGGGATTCGACACAAGGTTGATCCGCGCAACCGGCACAACAACGAAGATCCGATCGTCGAGCGGATAGCCGTTGACGATCGGCGGCAGCGTAAAGTAGTTGCGTGTTTGAAACATCATAGAAGCGCTGCCCCAGCTATGGCCATGCTGTCATGAATGGCGCGCGGGCTGTTGTTGGTGTAGACCGGCATGTTGACCGTTGTGCTTTGATTGTAGCTGGTTGTCGCGCCGGTATAGGCCGGGTTGGTTGGCACACTCGACGGGTTTGCGATCTGATTGTACATACTGCCGAGTAGGTTGACGATCGCGATCTGATCGTCAGTCAGGCTCAGCCCAGACAACGCCGCAATAACATCGTTGATCTGATTCGCGATATCCTGAGCAGGGCTCGTCGCGCCCTGCTGTTTTTTGTAGAATTGATCGAGCTCAGCATCCTGGGCGCGACTGATCAGGATCAGTTGCTGATTGAGCCGGGCCTTGTCTTCGTCGGTTGTGGCGTCGGCGATCTGTTGTCGAATCTTGAGTAATTCAAACTCATGCGCTGACGCCATCTTGAAGTAATCCGCCTGGGCCTTCGGATCGGCGAAGAGCTCTTGTGCCTTCTTCAGCTGAGCGTCAAGATCCTGTCCAACGATCTTTTGTTGGAACGCATCTTCGATCTTGGATACGTCGTCGAGGTTCTTTGCGATCTGGCGATCGATGCTGGCAGTCGCGCCGAAGCCCCCAGCGATCGCATCGTTCATCGCTCGGCCAATGTTTTCCATTTCGTCGACCAGATCCGCGCTCAGGCCCCCGATCAGGTTGGTCATCTCGGGCCATGTGTTTTCGACGCCTTGCATCAGGCCCAGGACAAGCATCTGACCAAAGTCGGCAAAC